TATTTCATTCATTCCTGGAATAATTTAGGTGTATCAGAACCCCTAAAGGAAATTACCTTTAAACAAATACAGAAGCTGGATGAGAATGTAAAACAATTTGGTGATGGAAGGGATCATGTTGATACGATGGGTTATTTATTCGACAGCATCACCGACAGTAAATATTTGATGGGAGAAGCTGACACTAAATTTGATTTAATGCTTAATTGGGTGCTGAAGGCTGAATATTGGAAAAAGATTATTGACGGTGAATATTGCAGTTGGGATGAACCAGAAAGCGAGGATTAAACATGAGAACTCAATACACGGAACTGAAACTAATTGAAGAAGGAATTCACATGGCCGAAAATGCACTGTTGAGTATCGACAACCCCAGTGATGCGGTTTTATCGGCTCTTGATTTCCTGGATGATGTTTTATGTGGCCTTAGCAGTGAAAAGCTGCTAGGGGGGCAGATAGCGGTAAAAAATGATGGTTCATGGCCTGTTATGGCTATGCAGACTATTGTGGAAGGGAGGGCAAGTATATGTTTGAAGTAACGGTTCTTTATTTTAACGATTGCAAAGGGGTTACACCGATTAAGGTTGATGTTGCAGCAGGTTCTAAACGTGAAGCGCTGAAAATTGCGCTTAAAGAGTATGAAAATAAAGAAGTTCCCTCAGGGTTGGTGCTTGCCGGTGTGGTCGCCTTATAAAGAAAAAAGCCGTTCCTATGCGCAACACCGGAACGGCTTCAGTAAAACTATAAAAGTATTATAACACTCAATAAATAAAATTTAAAGGAGAAATTGAAAATAATGAATAATGATAGATTGGCAGTTTTATGGAATAATATCCTGTCTGGACCTCTTCAGGAAACAGATGAGCATCAGGCGGCCCGTGTTAATTATAGCAATATGTTAGGTAAGATCAGGGAAATTGATCAAGAATTAATGTTTTGCTTAGAAGAAGCATCAAGCGAGTTTATAAATTTTGAAATGTATCAGGCTTTTGCTTTAGGGTTTCAGGAGGCCGTAGGGCTCTTAATGGGGTGTTCAAAATGAGTAATATATTAAATTTACCAGGAATGGATGATTTTGCAATTGAGATCCCAAGATCAGCAGAATTCATGGTCATAGCCCATGAGGTCGGAGATTTCATTCAGTCATTATCATTGGATCAGAAGAAGAATGACGAACTGATACGGCTGATAGTAAAACAGGTGAATGAAGCAGAGAAGACCTCCTTCAGAGAAGGTATAAAAATGGCTTCAGAATTAAATAAAGTTATGGAGGATTAAAAATAATGGAAAGTATTTACAGTGTAAGCTTCAGAAGAAAAAATGGGTCAGGGTTTCCCCTGGCCTTTGAGGTAGCGACGACATCCGGACAAAAGGCTTTTATGATGGCCTATGAAGAGCTTTTAATACTTAACCTGAATGACAGATACCAGTTTAATTCCATTGTGGAGGTTTGCAAGCGTGACGAAGATTAAGATCAGCTACACCGACGAAGCCGAATTAACGACTATTATGACGCTCTTAGATCCAATTTTGGAGGGGTTCAGAACACAGAAAAGCAATCGAAAAGATCCCTATAAGTGCGTGTATATGACACCAAAAAAGAAGCGAAAGCCTGTTAAACAGGGCGTTTGAGTTGACATACCCCGGCATTAGTGATATAATTATTGCGATAAAATAAATATTGCAGAGTACCCTAGGCCGGTCTCCTTCAGGTCTGGAAGCTTTACACAAGGCACGGGAAACGATATTACCATTTATTTGGTTTAATGTTGTTCCCGTGCTTTTTATTTTATCAAAATAGTCCACCCCGGACGTAAAACAGGAGGTTCGCACATGGAAAACGTAGTAGATAACGTGATTGATTCAACCCTTACCGGTGATGATCCGGGAACCGTCGAAACAGCCGATGGTAAAACTTTTTCCCAGGAAGAAGTGAATAGCATTATTAGAGATCGATTAGCAAAAGAAAAGGACAAGACCCAAAAACAGTTGGAAGCAATGGAAAAGGAACTGGCTCAGAAAGAGCTGAATTTCAAAGCTAAAGAACTGGTTACCGGTAAAGGCTTGTCACTTGATATACTGGAAGTCTTGAAGTTCGATGATGAAGCATCCCTTCAAAATAGCATCCAGATTTTAGAAAACGTATTTAAGACAGTGGACCCAGCACCAGCGCAACCGCAACCGGGTTACGGGCTTACGATTAATAGCGCCGGCAACCATGGGGCCATACAACAACCCACCGTGGATAGTTCTATAAAGGCAGCCATGGGGTTAAAATCATAATATGAAAGAAGTATAAAATATGGCTATAAAAGTAACGTTCAATATTGATTCGACTGAAAAGATTTTACTGAAGCACGGACTCGATAAAAACGGAAAAGCCCAAAAGTTTATGACCCATGAAATCCGGCGATTGAGTGATTCTTACACACCATTTCGAAACGGTCCATTGAAAAATACAGCAATTGAAAAGGCGGATCGGATTGAGTACGTCACACCATATGCTCGGCGACAATGGTTTGAGCATAAAGGAAAGGGATTGAGGGGAAGACAGTGGTGTTTGCGATTGTGGTCCGATCGTGGGCCTGAGATTACAAAAAGTGTTGCAAAGTTTGTAAGAGCAAACCAGAATGAAAATAAATAATTATTAAGGAAGTGAAAATATGGCGATAAATTTAGTAACACAATTCAAACCGTATGTGGATGAGCTTTTCACCACAGAAAGTAAACTAGATATTCTAACAAATAAAGATTTTGATTGGAGCGGGGCGCATACCATCAAGATCTATAAGGTGACTACCTCACCAATGACAGATTACGACCGGGCTGGGGCCGGGGTAACCGCTTCCCGGTATGGGGATGTTGGAGCTTTAGGAGCTACCACTGAAGAATTTGTATTAAGCAAAGACCGCTCCTTTACTTTTGCGATTGACAAGCTGGATCAGGATGAGACCTTAAGACAGCTTAACGCCGCTTCAGCGATTGCCAGACAGATCAGAGAAATCATAATCCCAGAAATTGACACCCATGTTTACGGTAAAATGTGCACCGGTGCCGGAACTATACCGGCGGCGCTGGAACTGACAGCGGCAAACATTTATGATCAGATCATAGCAGCTGGTAAAGAGCTGGATAACGCTGAAGCCCCTACGGATGGCCGGTACCTGATCTTTAACCCTGATAGCTATGTACTGATGAAGAAATCACCAGATATCATTATGGATACAGAGATTTCCAACGAGGAACGGATTAAGGGCGTTATCGGGATGATTGACGGGGCAAAGGTATTCAAAGTACCAGCTGGACGACTACCAGCGAAATTTGGCTTTCTGATGGGTCACAAGGTGGCAACCGTTGCAGCCAATAAGCTAGAAGATTACAAGCTTCATGAAGATCCTCCAGGGATTTCCGGTTCGCTGGTTGAGGGTAGAATTTGCTATGATGCCTTTGTTTTGGACAACAAAGCAGACGCATTATATTATCAGGCAATAGTATAAAATCAAGCCCTGTAAGCCTTGTGTGGGCTTATGGGGCCGTTTTATTGAAGGGTGTGAATACCATGATTAAATTGGAAAGGGAGTTGATCTTATGGCCACAGCACGGCGGATATCTTTAAAAACATCGTCGGACGTGCGCCGGGCATTGAACAGGGTGGCAAACATGGTGCTTAATGGGGACATTGATACAAAGCGTGCCAACACCATTATCCTTGCCTGTAATGCGATTCTAGGGGCGATCCGGACGGATGAACAGCAAAAGAAAATTGATAAATTGGAGGAGCTATTGAATGAACAGGTTAGATAAACTGCTTAAAAAGGCAAAAGAAATTATTTCAAAAACTTTTGAAAATTGGGGTTTTGCTGAAGATGCTTCCTTTATCGAGGCATTAGGTTTAAATCCAGATCATTACATTGTACCCTATCCGAACGGGGATCATGGTTACGATGAGATGAAAGCGCTTCATAGTATAGTCAAAGATGTTTGGGCGGATCATGTAGAAGATCCCGTTTATTAGGGCAATATTAATTTTTATCATGAGGGGGTATAAATGGCAACCGAACATGGATGTATTAAACAAAAATTGGATGATTACCGCTGGATCTGCTACAACATCGACCTCACGAAAAAAGATCTGGAATGCTGGATAAATGAAGCGAAAAGGGTTGTTTGTAAGCTTCCTAAGCTTGATACAGCGGAACTAAGGAGTCTCTATATGGGGATATGCGAGCGGCTGAATGAGCAAATTATGGAAATGACCAAAGTAAAGATGTTGATTGATGCTTCAATCAATGCCATTGAGGATTGTGACATAAAACAGGTTATGAGACTTAAATACATTGAATTATTACAATGGCCAGATATTAGCAATTCAGTCAAGCTACCCATGGAACAGTGCCATAAATTACACAAAGAAGGGCTAGAATTACTGGAAAAAATCTTATCTGAAGCAGCATAAAGGAGTGGCCATATGACCAATGAGGAGCTTGTTCAAGCCTATCAAAACGGCGATAAAAACGCCATGACGACAATTGTTGAGAATAATAAAGGCCTTGTCTATTTCCATGCCAATCATTATCAACAACTATCTGAGATGGCATACCTGGACTTTGATGATATTGTACAAAATGGGTACATGGGTTTAATGAGTGCCGTGGAAGGTTTTGATCCTCTGGTCGGTTTTAAATTCACTACCTATGCTAGTCAGTCTGTTAAGAGAAACATTTATAGAGGCCTGAGGTGTTCAACTCCCTGGGAGAATAAATATGACCCTAAAAGCAAACTTTGTAATGTGGTTAGCGCCTATGAAGTTGTCCCAGGGACTGAAAACATCGCATACATTGACTTGATTGAGGATGAAGCCGCCGAAAACGCTTTTTATAATGCCATGGTTGAAATGGACAGGGTAATACTGAGAAAAGAGCTTTTTAGAGCGCTGAATACTGTTTTTGAACTCCACGAGACCACCCGAACCTATATCATCTTAAAATATGGGCTTGCCGGTAAGCCCCATACTTACAAAGAAATTGCAGGCATGTATGGGGTGACTATTGAAGGCGTGCGGCAAAAAATAAACAGAGGCTTAAACCAGATCAAAACCTCTGTTATTGGGGTTGAATTAAAAAACAAATATAAGTTTGAATATGGGTTGTGGGATAAATTGGAACATCTGACAAAACTTGAACACAAGGATCCGGCCTGGTATGCTATGGAACTTCAAAACCTTAGAGAATTATTTGAGGCGGTTTCACAATAGGGTGCCGGCACTTGTGGAGATTGCCCCCTAAACTGATATTTGCCCCCTAAATTGCCCCCTTAGAGAAATATAATTAAGGTGGACAGATGATGCGGAATTGTATGAAAATGGCTATATAATGGGATTCTATGTTATTGAGTTATTAACGGTTTTATCCCGTTTTTTAGCATCGTAATAATTCGAATCCCTCTCTCTCCGCCACCAAAATTAATAAAGAAATCGCATTATACAGCCGTTTGCAGGTTGTTTTTTTATGTCCTAAAATGGGTTTGCCCCCTAAATTGCCCCCTTACAGGTTTTTAATGAATAAATCCATTCGTTCAGAACTGGCCTTTCTCATGGCATCGGTAACGTGGGCGTATGTGTCCATCGTGAAGGATGCAGAGTGGTGCCCCAGGTTCTCCTGGACGGTCTTAATGTCGTCCCCGGCCTGAAGGGATGCCACAGCGAACGAGTGGCGCAGGTCATGGAAGCGCAGATCAGGCAAGCCCATTTCAGTGACCACCTTCTTATAATTTTTAGATAGTGTTTCATGCTTAATGTGGGTACCCAGCGGATTAGTAAAGATGAAACTCTCTGGATTATCCCATGCTGAACCAGCCCTGAGTCTGTTCTCAGCCTGTTTAATCTTTTCAGCCCGTAGAATATCCATGACAAATTGTGCAGGCTTAATCAGCCGTGTTTTGCCATTTTTCAGGGTTCCCCACTGGCAACCGCCATTTAATTTCTGGTATTGTCTGTACACATTGATAGTCCCGGCTTCAAAGTCCACGCAGTCCCAGGTTAAACCAATGATTTCAGATTGTCGTAACCCGGTGAACAGATCCACAATGTAGACCTTTTCAAACTGATGTCCCTTAATGGTTTCAAGAAATGCCGGGATGACATCCTTATCCATAGGGGTTATTTGGGTCTTAACCACCTTAGGCAGCTTACAGGTATCAGCTGGGTTATTTCTGATATATCCCAGATCCATAGCCTGTTTTAATCCCTTGTGCATCACGCCATGTATATTTTTGATAGTCTTTGCTGAATAGGTTTCATGCAGCTTGTTATAAAATTTCTGGATGTGGTGGGGTGCCAGGGCGGACAGCTTCACCCGGCCCAGGTTAGGGATAATGTGGTTATTGATTTGGGTGTTGTATGACTTTAGTGTCAAGGGTTTCAAGTTGAGGGTATACTCTTTGATCCAGATCTTAAACCAGTCTTCAGTTGTCAATTTGGACGGTTCCTTGTATTCACCGTTATCAATGGCCGCAGTGATGGCATTAAGCTTCTTTCTGACCTCTTGCTGAGTGTGGCCCATGATTGATTTACGGATCGGTTTCCCGGTCACCGGATCATAGCCGACATAGTAACGGGCTTCCCAGCGGCCGTCTTTTCTTTCCCGGATGGTTCCGGATCCGTGGGCGTTACGTGTTTCTTTTTTACGTGCCATGTTAGTAATTCCTTTCTTGATAAAGGGCCGCACCTGTGATAGAATAGCTTTGTGAGTATTCTATCAGGGCGAAAGCTCCTTTTTATGTCAAAAGATCCGTACCGCAAACGGGTCTTTTTTTCGTGTTTATTAAAAAAATAGTTGTTTAAAATAGGGTATTTTTAGACAGATAAGTCAAATTATGTTATAATACAGGTATTCAAAAGAAAGGACTGAGAAATCTCAGTAAGATACGAGTTAGCCAGCTCCGATCATGAACTCTTTTGAATTGCTCACCTTCGTCATTTCCCGGGGGTGGGCTTTTTTTATGTCCAGGTGTCCGATTAAAGGACAACCGGGCTAAAATGCACACTATGCAGTTTTCAGATGTGCATGATCTGCATAGCCGGCCTAAGCCTGTAAAGTCAATAATCTTGACAATTCAGCTGTCAATGGTTTTGACATCCGGTTTCTAAAGTCGGTGATCCCGACTATTCAGGTGTCCGTTTAAAGGACATTAGGCTTCAGGTGTCGGCTTTACCGACAGCCGATTTCGCCAACTTAGACAAAAATGTCCGAGTTCAACTGACTATGTTTTGACAGCCGGTTTCGCTCCTCCAAATTGAGGAACGAGATCCGGGGGATTAATTTAACTTGCCGGTAACTTGCTACCGTCATTCGTGTCGGTGCCAGATCCCCGGCCCCTGAAGGTATTCCCAACTTGGTAAGGCCTGTAAAGGGTATCCATAACTTACGGATACCTCTCCCCAAAATTGGGGACATCTTCAGGTATGGTATAACCCGTACCAGACCATTTTTTATAATTGGTGTGCCTTAATCCGGGGTGTGTCGTGTTTTGCTACCCACTGGCTCTTACTGATGGTGTGCTCTGATCCGGGGTATACTGCATTTTACCACCTACCGGGGTATACGGCGTTTTGCCGTACACCTCCAATAATTCCACAGGTACAAACACAAGCGCCACCCAATAAAAACGGCTCTATGAGGCTGTCAGAGGGTTATTTTATGGCAAGAACAGTGTCGAATTTTCGACGGTGGGCGTTATATTATCAAAGCGGAAAATTCCGCCCTGATGCCCGACAGTTTGGAGGGTATGACCCTGATGCCATCCGTTTTGGATGATATCAAATAGCGGTAAGCCGTGGAGTCGGTAAAACATCCGTGTCCTGGTTTCGGCTTAATTTTCAGCTATGAGGTCTCCCCAATTTTGGGGGCATCTGGTATAACGGAAAAATCCGCTGTATTTGGCGGCGGTAAATTCCGCTACCAGATCGGCGCAATTTTCCGCCGATGTTTCTTTCCACAATTGGAAAGCAAGATTGGTTTCCGTTTTTTCGGCCACCAATCGCCCTGGTACTTTCGCTCAAAAATGTTCAAAAGACTTTTTCCGTTTTTTCGGATAAAGTTCCGTCGGGCCGTTGGTGGCTCTTTTTTTATTTTTTGTATTCTGGGATCTTGGTGAGTTTTTTAACGTCCCTCACAGCTTCCTTTTGTCCATCGTTGTTGAGCTGGTCAAAGTAATAAATCAACCGTTCCCCGTCGCTGATATCCTTTAAATCTTCTAAAGCCTCAAGGGCTGGTTTGGCAATACTGGTTAAATCGATGTTATTCACATTCTGCTCAACGTCGCCTAATGCATCTTGTGCTTGTTGAGTCAACTCTCTTATACGAATTAATCCAGAAACAGATTGTCCCCCCAAAACGCTTAGGATTTTGTTAAGTGTTTCAAGGTTAGATGCGTTTTTGTTTTTTTCAATTCGTTGGATAGTTCTTAACGATAAACCAACTTTATCTGCCAGATCTTGCTGTGTCAAGCCCTTGCTTTCCCTTAAAAACTTAATATCTTTCCCAGTATCCATCAATTTGCTCCTATTGTTTTTCTGTATTATACCATCGGTGACATAATTTGTCACTATTTATAAAAAACACATTGACATATGACATATAATGACTTATCATAAATAAAAAGCGACATATATTGACGCATGGAGGTGATTAAGTGCAAATCAAAAAAACAAATCTTGAAATTGCGATGGGAGATAAAGCCGTTAACTTTACGGAGCTTTCTAAGCTATCAAAAGTTTCAAGACAAACACTATCTTATATTTATAACGGCAAGGAGTGTACCCCCGTTGTTGCTGGTAAAATTGCCAGGGCGTTAGACGTTGGTATCAGCGACCTAATCGAAAAGGAGGCCTAACCCATGGAACCTGAAAATCTAACCCGTGACGAAATGCTGGACATCTTAACCGAGCTGGTCCAGGGCGAACACATCTGGCGCAACAGTAAAAACGAGCTTCTCAACTTTATCGAGGAGATCCGGGACCTGTTCCCCAGCGATTAATAACGGCCCCTGGTATTCCGGCAGAACCGGACTTATTGGAAAAGTGTATTGAAAATTTAAATCAAAAGGTTGGTGATAACATGAGCGAAAAATTGACGTATTCAGTCAAAGAGGCAGCGGATTTAATAGGGATCAGTGTTCCGAAAATGTATGAAACGGTCAAAATCGAGGGCTTTCCAGTCGTTCGTTTTGGTCGAAAAATAGTGATCCCAAAGGCTGAATTTAAAGAATGGCTATCACGGGAAGCGAGGGGGGAACATGGACAACAGTAAAAATGAATTATGCTATGCGTTAAAACTGGAAGAAGGCTTTTTCAGAGAACGGCCAATAAAAAAGATGCGCAAGTTAGATAACGGCTCAGCCTGTTTGTATGTTTACCAGAGACTACTACTGCTGGTTATTAACACTGAAGGGTATTTGGCGTATGAAGGCACAGAGGAAAATATTTTCGAACAGCTGGCCCTCGAACTGGAAGAAAACCCCGACTTAATCAAAGATACCATTGATTTCTGTATCAAAAACGGGCTATTAACAATTGACGGTGACCTGTATTTCTTTACCAGAGTACCAGAGTTAATTGTTGATTGTGAATGCGGTGACTGAAATGGCCGACAATAAAAACTATTATTACCTAAGGATAAAAGATAATTTCTTTGATACTGAAAAGCTTGTGTTTCTTGAAAGTTTGCCAGATGGTTTCTTGTATTCAAACATATTATTAAAATTGTCATTGTTGAGCTTAAAGGGTAATGGCCGGTTAATGTTTGGTGAACGAATCCCATATAATGCGGACATTCTTTCTAAGATAACAAAACATCCTGTTGAAGTTGTTGAAAAGGCCATTGATATTCTTAAAGATTTTGATTTGATCAAAGTTATGGACAACGGTGCAATATATATTACGGACATCCAGAACCTTGTTGGTAAATCCAGCACCGAAGCAGATAGAAAACGTGAATATAGAAAAAGGATTGAACTGGAAATGAACGGACAAATGTCCAATGAATCAACAGAAATGAACGGACAAATGTCCAATGATAACAACGACAGGCCTAATGAGGGAATAAAAGGACAAATGTCCGGCAATATTGATAGACAAACGTCCGGCAAACTTACGGACAAATCTACACCAGAGTTAGAGTTAGAATTAAAGAAAGATTTAGATTTAAATACAGAGAGAGAGCAAGACTTAGATTCAGAGTTAGACTCAGATTTAAATATAAATCTACAGGCACAGCAACTCGAACAAAAACGTCTAGCCAAAATTGCAGAAATCAATAAACACACCAAGCCAGTCAAAAGCTTAGTCCCTTTAGTCACTGAGTCGGCTCCGCCTCCTCCGCCCCCTCCATCTGAAAAAAATGATATTTCATTAAGTGATGAAGATATTAAGTATTTCATTCATTCCTGGAATAATTTAGGTGTATCAGAACCCCTAAAGGAAATTACCTTTAAACAAATACAGAAGCTGGATGAGAATGTAAAACAATTTGGTGATGGAAGGGATCATGTTGATACGA